TGCCGAGCCCGTGCCGTCCGCAGATTACCCATTTAGTCATTTATCAATTTAAGGAGTACCCATGATCACCCTTGAATCCATCAAGAACGAGCAAAGCAAGCTGGCAAAGATGATCGACAAGATCGAAGAGGACATGAAGAAGTCGGCCTTCTTCGTATACCAAGGCAAGCGCATTCCGCTGGAACTCGGCGAGAAATACGTCGGCACGATCATCAGCGCTGATGGGTCGCGCAATCACCACATCATTCTGCTGCCTGGTGAGATTGAGAATTCCAAGTGGAAGAAGGCGATGGAGTGGGCTGAGTCCATCGGTGGCGAACTCCCGGACCGCTGCGAAGGCTCACTGCTGCTCGCCACCATGAAGGACGAATTCAAGCCTGAATGGTACTGGACACGTGAGCAGCACGCTTCGGACTCTGACTATGCCTGGACTCAGCACTTCACCAATGGCGACCAGCGCAACTACATCAAGATTAACGAGTGCCGAGCCCGTGCCGTCCGCAGATTAGAAATTTTGTAATTTAATTATTTGGTTTTCATCAGCATGGCTCTCCACACCAACCTGCCTATCTACAAAGTCGCCTATGGTCTGTTCGATCTCGGCGTTGATCTTGCCAAAAACATGCCACGCGACTTCAAAGCGAGCATCGGCGGCAAGTTCCGCGACGAATGTATCGAGATCATGGTGCTGATCTTCCGGGTCAACACGGCCACGGATAAAGCGCCGCATCTTGGTATTTTGATCGAACGGCTGCAGGTGGCCGAGCTGCTGTTGCGGCTATCGCGTGACAAGCGTCTGATCTCGATAGGTCAGTACGCCAAGGCGGTAGAACTCACGCAAAGCATCGGCAAGCAGGCTGGTGGATGGCGCCGCGCCGCAACTTCGCCCGCTTCATGATGGTCAAGGCCGCCATGACTGAGCGAAATTTTAATCTGGTCGTGCCGCTGGCTCACGAGGCCACCGCCATGCGCATCACAGATACCGACGGCAGCAGCCGTGTCCGGTCTGGCGCAGTTACTCCGCTGATCGGCGCAAGCCTTCGACGGAGCGACATCGATAGCACGAATAGACGCAGCACGCTTCGGACTCTAACTATGCCTGGAATCAGAACTTCAACAATGGCAACCAGAACAACTACAACAAGAATAACGAGTGCCGAGCCCGTGCCGTCCGCAGATCAAACCGCACGCCACCATGCTGATTTTTCTTTCGAGGAACTGACACAAGCCTACTTCGATTGCCGTAAAACCAAACGCAACAGCGCCAGCGCTCTAGCCTTCGAGCAGGATCTGGAGCGCAACCTGTTCTGCCTGTATGGCGAACTACAGGATGGAACCTACCGACCAGGCCGCTCCATCTGCTTCGTCATTACCCGCCCAAAACCCCGCGAAGTATGGGCCGCAGACTTCCGCGACCGCATCGTGCACCACCTGTTCTACAACCGAATTTCGCCGCGCTTCTACGCCTCGTTCATCGCCGACAGCTGCGCCTGCATACCCGGTCGCGGCACCCTGTACGCCGCCCAGCGCCTTGAAGCGAAGATCCGCAGCGCCACGCAGAACTGGAGCAAGCCGGTTTTTTACCTCAAGCTCGATCTGGCCAACTTCTTCGTCAGCATCGACAAGCACATCCTGCGGGATCTGATCGCAATGCGGGTCACCGAGACCTGGTGGCTGTGGCTGGCAGATCTGATCCTGTTCCACGATCCGCGTCAGGACTTCGAGTATCGAGGCAACCATGCCCTGCTGGATAAGGTGCCAGCGCACAAGCGCCTGGGTAATCATCCCGCGCACCTCGGTCTGCCGATCGGCAACCTGAGCAGCCAGTTCTTCGCCAATATCTACCTGGACACGCTGGACCAGTTCGCCAAGCACCAGCTGCGCGCGCGGCACTACATCCGCTACGTGGACGACTTCATCCTGCTGCATGAGTCGCCGCAGTGGCTGAACGCAGCGCATAACCAGATCGAGGCATTTCTGCCGGCGCGACTGCATGCCCAGCTCAACCCGACAAAAACAATCCTGCAGCCGGTGGATCGCGGCGTCGATTTCGTCGGCCATGTCATCAAACCATGGCACAGAAGCACCCGCCGTCGCACCGTCAACGAAGCCGTGCAGCGCATTAACCAGACCCCAGCAGAAGAACTTCTGGAAATCGGCAACAGCTACTTCGGCCTGCTGCGCCAGGCACAACATAGCCACCATGACCGGGCGCGGGTAGCCAATGCGTTGCGCAGGCGTGGGCACTGTATCAAGAGCGATTTGACTAAGACTTATAGGAGGAAAACATGATCTGGATTCCAACATCAGAAAGCCTGCCAGACGATGAAGAATGCGTCCTGATTGCCATGGAGGACGGAGAAGTCTGGACAGGATATACCGAGGCTGGAGAGTGGTTCTTCGTATCAGCCGATAAGGTTGGGTCAAATGTCACGCACTGGATGAGGTTTCCTGACGTGCCATTCAAATCACCCGCATGGGTAGAAAGATTATCGGCATGAGAAAACGCTCATCCTACCGCCCCGGCCCAGTCGCCGCCTGGCTACCGAAATCCGACCGCATGACTATCCAGATCATGAGCCATGTCATGGTCGATAAGCTGGTGTCCGGCCTATTCGACGAACTCGACGCCAACACCGTCGCCTACGAACTCAATATCACCCGGCGCCTCGCCGTGATCGGCAACCACGAATCCATCAGACGAGCCGCCGACGAATGCATGGCCGCCTACCTCGGCATCCGCGACCGCCAGCTCAAAACCGGCAAGTGGGGCGCAAACGGGCAGGAATTCCAGACCTTCCGCCAGTACCTGGGCGGCTTGTCCGATTGCTTCAGCCGACAGCCCGTGCACCGCATCGAGTCGGCGCGGCAATGGGTGCTTGCGATCAATAAAAAGATGCAGGCAGCGGGCGCGCTGTCAGCGGATATTGGCGACGACATGAAACTTGAAAATGTGGTGAGGGCGGCATGAAAAAAATATTAACAGTGAACCTCATCGGACATGGATTAATGCCTGGCGATATTGTTGATTTTCAGACAGGGAGATTAAACAAACTCAAAAAATTATTCACAAGGCCAAGAATAAACTACGTCGGAGAAGTAAGCCACAGCACCATACAGATCATCGAGCGACGCATGACATGGAAAGAATGGTTTATAGCATTCCTGAATGTGGCGTCAGCATGACACACTTGCTCCTGTTCGCCAGCAGCTTCCTCACCGTGTTCGCGCTCGGATTCCAGCAGCAGAACGTCAGCGGAGGCCACCATACCGCCGCCTTCGTCACTAGCTTCCTGATCGGCACCGGCCAGCTCGGCATCCTCAAGCTGGTGCCGGATACCGGCGACCCCTGGATGATTTTCGCCTACCTCGCCGGCGGTCCCGTCGCCATCGTCGCCAGCATGATCATCCACCCGAAAACCGTGGGCAGGAAGACCGCACCGTGAGCATTTTCCTGGATTCCACAGAAATGCACGATCTGACCGGCTACGTGCGCCATGCCGATCAGCGCCGGTGGCTGACAGATCGCGGATGGACATTCGAGCAGAACGCCAACGGACGCCCGATTGTGCTGCGATCCCACGCGGAATCCAGGATGGGTGGCGACACGGGGAAACCGGCGGAAAAACGCCCTAACTTTACTGCGATCAAGAAAGCAGCCTAAACTATGAGCATGGGCCGAACCAGACAATCGAATTTTACACTCCCGCAACGCATGCACAAGAAGGGCGACGTCTACTATTACGTCACCTCCGGCACGCCGCGCAAGTGGATCAGGCTATCCGCCAGCCTGGCAGAAGCCAAGATGATGTGGGCACAACTGGAGGGCGGATACTCGGATGCGACCGGGCTGTTTTCTGCCTTATCCGCGCGATACATCACCGAATCACTAGACACCCTGGCGGAATCCACCCGGCGCCAGTACCGCATCCAGGCCAACGTGCTGGAATCCGTGTTCGGCGGCATGACGCTGTCCGAAATCAAGCCCACCCACATCGCCCAATACCTCGACAACCACAAATCCAAAACCTCGGCCAACAATGAAATGGCGCTGATGTCAGCCATGTTCGAGAAAGCGCTGCGCTGGGGATTGACGGAGGCCAACCCGGTGAAAGGCGTCAAACGCAACACCGTGGGGAAACGCGATCGCTACATTACCGACGAGGAATTCAAGGCGATCCGCGAAGCCGCACCGGACTATATCCGCTGCACGATGGACATCGGCTACCTGACCGGGATGCGGATCTCCGACATCCTGAATGTCTTGATGCAGGACGTGACGGCGGAAGGCCTTGTGGTGCGCCAGGAGAAAACCGGAAAGCGCCAGCTATTCACCCTGACACCAGAACTGGAAGGCGCTATTGCCGCAGCCAAAGGCTTGCGCCGCACCGTCCGAAGCATGTACCTGATCTGCAACCGCAAGGGTCTGCAGGTGAATTACCGCACATTCCAGGAAGCCTTCGCCAAGGTATGCGTCAAGGTCGGCATCGAGGATGTCCACTTCCACGACATCCGGGCCAAAGCCGCCACCGACGCCAAAAAACTCGGCCAGGATTACCAGAGCCTGCTCGGACACGCGAACCGGAATATGTCGGATCGGTACGTCAAAACGAGGGAAACAGAGCAGGTCATTCCGCTTAACAGGAAGCTGTGAGATGAAGTGGCATTTGATTTTTACTGTCGAAGGATGTACGGAGACTCAGATATTTTTGGCTTTGGGGAATCCTCAAGAAGCGGCGATCACTATTATTAAGGAATATCCATTTCTGAGACTTATAGCCGCCGTTGAAGGTGCTGCTCGTATCTTTCCAATGGACAATGCAAGAACAGCAGAATGCGGACTTGCAGGATGGCCAGAATTATAATTTTCTACAAAATAGTAGAAAGCTGCCATGAGAACAAGCACTGGCGCGGTGCGCAGAAATTGCTTTATTTTGATATGTTAATGCCGCAACCGTTTGAACATTAAATAAAATACGGCTTTTTGCAATCTACAAAATCGGTCTTTTATGCTTTTTTAACAGATTGTTTTATTAGAATAAAAAAAGTTTTGTAGAAACCGGATAGCATAATCACCACCGAACACCCAGCCCAACCCCGACAAAATAATCCCGGTCGCTATCCAGTGTCGCGGTCGCGCCGAGGTGCACAGCCTTGATCTGTAGCACATCCTCGCGCACGGTTAGCCTCCCCACCCTGACGCCACCATTCTTGATTCCATAATCAACTCGGGCTTCTCCGGTCTGCTCTGGCGCGAACCATGGATAATCCTCGCGCCTGGTGATTGTCGTCACCTCGCCGGTCTCGCTGTTTATCACACTGGAAACCGTCTGCGGGTGGTAATCATGTGCCAGCGTGGAGCTGGCTATCACATACGAATTGTCGTCTTGCTGGAGCGCTGCCGGCAGATTGAGCTTTTGCTTCGCGGAGGGCGCATACACCTTGAGCGCCTTCGGTTGGATAGAAACCTTGGGCACGACCTTGAGTTCCTTGCTGGATGTGGCTTCTACCCATTGGCCGACTGGTGCTGGTGGAGGGGCAAAATGCTGCCAGAGAAAATAGGCCAACAGGGAAAGCAGGATGGCGCCGAGAATCTCTGTACGGGTAATGGACATCATTTATGCTCCTGTTGGCCGTCACCAGCATCAATCGGTGTCAGCATGGTGAATTACTTGCCATCTGGCCGCTTGTTTAATCCTTTTTCGGCCAGTATTTCCGCCACATCGTCGATGTGCAAGCAATCGCACATGCAAGCTATGTCATTTGCCGACTGAACAACTGCAATGTTGCCATTGCAGTAATCATTGCCAGGTGTCGCGCTGTGCAGCACACCGAAGGAAACAACCTTCCCGCCTTCCAGTTTCACAATCTTGTCTCCGTTCTTTGCCTCGCGGCCATTTCTGTAGTGCATGTCATTTCCTTTTTCAAAGTACCGCGCTTTGTAGCAGGTAGCCGGCTAACCTGTAATCAGTCAATTCCTTGTTCAACATCACCATAAATCCAGGTGTATTCGTACTGCTTGCAGTCCCTGCGATAAGGGAACCCGGCTACACATTCGCAGCAGAACTGATCCGCTTGCGCCCAAGCCTGCGGCTTTGTCGTCACGACCACATCCCGTTTTGAGCATGACTGACACAGAACCGGGTGGGATGCGAACAGAGATTTAAGCCACTGCGGAATCATGCTTCGCTCTTGCTGGTTTCCGCGCTGCCGATGATCAGTGGTGTGGCGCTCAAGGGGATGCCGTCCGGCCAGCGGTATCCGGTCACCCGCAGTGGCGAAAATGCCTTGATGTTCACAGCGTCGCCCTGATTCCCGCCCAGCACCAGCAGGTTGCTGTCAGCATCCCTGCCGACCACGAAGCCGACATGCCCCCCGCCCTGCCGGCTGAACACGGCCACACAGCCATAGACTGGCGAGGCCATGGAGTTTCCCCAGTTCAGATAGCTGGCAGCGGATTCGAAGCGGCTGGACTGGATGCCGGCGCGCTCGAGCATGGCGCCGACGAAGGCGGCACACCAGGGCGTTTCATCGTTTTTAATTCCGCTGCGCTTGATGTCTTTCCACATGCTGACGATTTCAGGGCTGTGCTCTACGCCGGGAATCTCGTGCAGGCCGATCAGACTGCGGCCCAGTGCGATCCATTTCGGTTCAGGCATTGCCGTTCCTCCGATCCGATACCAGTTTGACGGCAGCGCCAACCAGCAACAGCAAGGTGCCGTGATGCCAACCCAGCACGATGCCGACCGCACCGGCGGCGAGAAACGCGTTGGCGGCGGCGATGCTGGCGAAGCGGAACAGATGGCCGTTGAAATCGCGGGCGCTCATCTTTGCCGCCAGGCAGACGGTGCGCACCAGCACGATGCTGGCGGCGAGCAACATAATCGAGGCGGTGACGCTCATGGCTTGGCCTCCCCGACCAGCTGCTTGAGCCGGTTAACGGCTACCGGGAACAGCGCCGGGGCCAGAGCGCCGATACTCAGCGCACCCAGCATGCGCAAACCGGATGCCGCGCCGGCCATCCCCGCCACATGAGCCGCAGCCAGATCGGCCAGCACCGGGGAGCCATACCCCGCCAGCAACGAGGAGAACAGCACCGCCGCGCCAGCTTTCATCCGGTTATCGATGGATTCCAGCCAGACCGAGACGAACAGCGCGGCCAGCAACCCGGCCACCAGCGCATCGATCTGCGCGCCAAGCAACAGCCCCCCGCTGATGCTGATCCCAGCCCCAGCCAATGCCCCCACTGCTATTGATGCGTGCGGCTCCGCCATGTTTTCTCCTTTTTATTATGTAAAAATGTTTGACGCGCTGGATTACTGCAAGGATGATGAGAATTTCAGGGTGAAGAAAGATGCCAATGCCACTGTGTAGAACTGCTGCCGCCACGATCATGCTGGTAACCTATATTGGATTATCCGGCTGCGCCCCATCCACCGCTGGCGGTGTCAGAAAGATGGGGACGGAGCGGCAATACAGCTTCGTCGCACCGGAGAACTATCAGCCGGTTTATCGAAAAGTTCTTAATCAGGCTCGCAAGTGCTATCAGCAAGGATTGATCACCGCGCAGATGGTGGTTCAAGGCGACCTCTTCCACGACACAAAATCAGGCACGATTACCGTCGCGCTGCATGGGGGATTGGGCGTGGACACCTACCAGGTGATCGATGTATCTGCAATCGACGAAAATCAAACCAAAGTCATCGGTTATTACGCTGTCGGCCCAGTTTCCCAGTACGGTCAGACCCTCAAGGAATGGGTGCTGGAGAATTCCGAAGAATGCAGCCTAAAAAGTAAGTAGCACCTCTAACCCCTCCGCCACCAGTTCGGCAACGTTTTCCCCTTATCGTCCACCTGCGTCGTGCTGCAATGCCGCGCATCGAGCTTGTCCAGCCAGCGGCACACCACGCACGCCCAGCGGTCGCCCTTGTCTCTCCTCTTTCCGATCCGGCTGCTAATGGTCTCGTAGGGGCTGCCGCCGAGCAGCAGCACGTTGATGCCGATGTCGAGCCAGATCAGAATATTGCCCAGCCAGGATTTCACGGCAGCACCAGCGTCGGCAGTTCGGCGATCAGATCAGAAGCGGTCGGGGCGACGCGGTTTCCGGCCTGCACGTCGGCGAGCACCGAGTAGCAGTATTGCCACACAGCGGCACGCCAGTTCAGGTAAGCGAGCCCTTCCGACTGAAAAGCATTGACAGCGGCGGCATAGGAGCAGGCTGAGACGATGTTGTCGTAGCCTCGTGCATTGGCGGCGGCATCCAGGTGCGCCTGCACGGCCACTTCCAGTGCGATCTTCTTGTGTTCGGAGCGGGACGGCATCAGCCATTCTCCAGTAATTTTCCGGAGGCCACTTTCAACACGGCCAGATTGGCAGTAACCATTTCATTTCGGAATGACTCGATGGCTGCGGCGGCCTGCCGGGTTTCCTTGGCCTGCTCGATCATCAGAATCGGCATCCAGGCGGTAGCGCAGCCCCACTCGTCAATCTCAGCACCGGTGTTCGGGTGCGTGCCGCGCAACTGGATGAACCAGGCGCAGTCGAGCTGCTTGCACGGTTCGCGGTAGAGCGGGCAAATGTTCTTGGATTCAATTTTCATCAGGCATCCTTGCTGGCAATGATCACATCGACGTAGTTGACGCGCAGGTCGATGTTGTGGGAGTGACCAAGTCCTCCGCCGACAAATCCAGTTTGCGACGGATTATTCACCGATACGACATCAGCAATTGGAACAGATGCTGGATTCCCGATAAACCCGGAAGTGTATGTGTGCGCATGGCTAGGAATTTGAGTTACATCCAGTGTGTGCGAATCCGTCGCTGTCCTGCCGAATGCAGTAGAGAACGCCACCGCCCCCCCGCTGCCAGCCGTACCGGAAACCACCCGCAACGCCTTGTCGTTGTGCGTGGTCGATTTTGTCCAGCCTGTCGGCGCCGAGGTCTGGGCAAACAGCATCAATGTTCCTGCCGGAAATGGCGAAGCGCCGAGCGTAGCGATGGCGGTCGCCTTGGTGCCGTCATCCCCGAACAAGAAGGAAAGGTAATCCCGAAGCTGACCTTGCGCTGTTTTGAATCCGCCTTCGGTGACAGCAGCTCCGGTCCACGCAATTGTTGCCGGTAATGCGGTTGCTGGCATATCAGTATCTCCACATCAAGGTTGTATCGGTTGCATTCCACATCAGGGTGGTGTCGTTCGCTGCCCACATGTAATCCGCGTTGACGCCATAAGCCACTTGCACCCACGGTCCGCGAGCGAGCCCTACGGCGGCAACGCGAACGATGGTGTGCGAGCCGTAAAGCGCGGTGGCAGTGTAGTTGCTGCTGCTGGGCTCGCCAGAGCGCGTCCATTTCACGCCGTCGCTGGATTGCTCGACCAGGTAGTAATCCGCCCACGGGCTGGGCTTCCACTGGAGCAGCATCTTGTCCGGAGAATTGTTCATGCTGTACGCGGTAAGCCCCTCGACCAAAGGCGCGGTGGTATAGCTGCTCAACTGGCTGTTGCTTTGCGCCGGTGCAGTCTGGCCGTTCTCGGCGGTGTGGACGCTATTGTCTTCGTTGACCGCCTCAATCTCGATCTGGTGCATCCCACGCGGGCGGGCAGAAAGCAGGCGGGCCGGCTGCCGCCAGGTCTCAGCCCAGCCGAAGGTGTAATGGGTGCGCTCTTCCGCGCCAGCGGTGTAGGGCGTGAAGGTTGGAATGGATTGCAGGATGGCCTGATTATCGTATAAACCAGCTGTGACCACATACGGGCCTTCCACGCTGCCATCACGCTTGCGCAGGGCGATGTAGTGCGTTGAGCCTGGGGACCAGGTGAGCGGATCGGACAAGGTGGCGGTGAGCGTGCCGGCATCCCATGCGGTGATTTCTCCGCCCTGGCCCCAAGCGGGCATGTCGTGCTGAATGGCGATCAGGTCGCCGAAACTGGGGATGAATCCCTCCATCTCGGTGGTGAAGTGGATGACCTTGCGCCGGTAGCGATTGCTCGCAGCCTGGTACATGCCTTCGCGGAAAGCCTGATCGCGCCCGGTAACGCCGAACAGTTCGACCTTGGCCGGACGCGCTGCGGTGCTGCCGGGTAACTTGGCGCGGACGCGGCGCGGCGACCAGGTGCCGCTGTCAAAGTAGCCCACGTCGATGGCGTCCGCCGTATCTGCCGTGGGCATCAGGTAGTCCACGCTGAAGCTGCCCTTAACGATGTTGCGCATGGAAAACAGCGCCACCGGCACCGTGGCGGCCTGATCGCGCATAATGCGCATGATGCCGCCCTGCATGTAGGGTTTCGCTCTCCCCGCCCCGGCCATCTTCGTCACCGCTTCCCAGAAGCCGAGAAAATTATCGAAACGAGCATCGAAATAGTCCGAGCGGGATACCCACACCGCATCCAGCGCGAGCAGCGTGGCGAGGTCGATCTGCGCATCCGTCAGCCCTACCTGCTTGCAGGCATAGGCAATCGGCCAGGCGATGGAGCGGGTGGCGGTATTGGCGCTCCAGACCGCGCAATTGCCCGAGGTATTGGCCGTGGTCACGGCGAATGTGTAGGAATTCGCTGCGACAGTGGCGACGGTACGCGAACCGCTGGGCATGGTGCCGGTTGACGGGGTGACGGTGATTACATCGCCAACCTGTTTAAGGTGCCCGGTCTCAAAGACAGTGCAGACGTTGGTCGTAACCGAATATGCCGAGTTTCTCCAGATCGGAATTTTGCGCGTGGCAATGCAGTTCACCTTGCGGCTGGCCTGCATGGAGAGATTGTTGGACGCCCTCATCCGCAGCGCCAGCAGGGTGACATCGCCAAAATCCCGCGTTTCCGGCAAATAAGCCCGCAGCCCGGACCAGATCAGGTCATGGCCGTAGCGCGACGTGGTCTGCTCGGTATCGGTGCGCTTAACCCTCACCTCGTAACGCCCCGCCGTCACCGAATAGCGCTCGGAGTAGCGCAGTGGCGTGGTGGTGGCGGCGGAGTAGGTCGGACTGCCCAGCGTAACCCATAAGCCCAGCGGCGCGCCGACGTCATCAATCAGCCGCGCCTCGACGGTGGCGCTGATGGAGACCGTTGCCAGCGATCCGTCATCGTTGGCGTAGTACATGCCGCGCGGCATGACGAAATCGACGCCGAGATAGTTGGCCTGAGTGCCGGATGCATTCGCCACGAACGAGCCGAGGTAGGTTCCGGTCGGCATGTCCTGCCCGGATACCTCGATGCTGCTGACCACGTTGGCCGGGAACAGATCGAGCGCCTCGTGCGGGTTGACGATCTCGTAGGTGATTTCCTCGAAATTGGCAATCGGCGTGTCCTCGATGCGGATCTGCTCGATGTCGTACCAGCCGCGACCGATGCACAACAGGCTGTAGAGATATTGCTCCTGGCCGTAGTATTCGACGTAAGGGTTGGCGGCATAGTCCGGGAAGACGATATGCCTGCCAAAGTGCTCGGTGATGGCGGCTTCGAGGCGGGCGCTGTTGCCCTGGGCCTGAATGTTGTAGGTCGGGCTGGGTGCGGCGAGCGCGGCGGCTTGCTGGGGTGACGTTGGCTTTGGCGGCGGGATCAGGGCGTTGACCAGCATCATTCCCGCCATGCCCACCGCCATCGACCACCCTGCCGCCGTCCCGACGCCGGTCATGACGCCCATATACGCGCCGGCATAAGGGGCCATGACCATCACCGCAATCATCAGCACCATTCTGAGCGGATCTGAGCCACCGCCTCCCCCGCCTTGCGGAATCGCGTTGACATCAATGAATGCAACCACATCGCCGTGGTGTACCATCCGGTCCCACTCGGCGCGCAGGATCACCTCGCCGTTGATGAACGCCACATAGGGCAGATCCCACTCCGGCGCTTTAGACCGAATGGTGCAGGGCTTGACGTGCTCGGTGCGGCGCTTCTGCGGGCACAGCGCGTTTTTCAGATAGATGACGGAGGCGGTCATATCGACCTCCTGAAATATTCGCGCCGCCCGAAGCCTGACAGCCGCCACGCCGCATCATGGGTGAAGATCACGCCGATCCCGCGCGTGCAGTGCAGCACCCCGCCGCCGTCCACATCCAGCCAGGTGCCAATGTGCATAGGCTTGTGGATCAGCACCGCATCACCGTGCTTTGGCACAGCTACGGAAGGCCAGCGGGTGCGCTCTTCGTGGTTGCCGAACAGCCCGACCAGTGCGGTCGCGTCCTCGTAGTCCGGCGCGATGATGACCGGCACCTCGATGCCGAAGTGCTCGCGCTGCACCATGCGGAAAAAACCCATGCAGTCGTAGGCATCCGGACCTTGAGCGCCAGCTTCCCAGGGGATGCCGATGTATTGCGCGGGCCAGATCATGCGAGCAACCCCGGAAAGGTTTCAGAGTCGTACTCGGTGGTCGGGAAACGCCGGTTCATCAGATCCGGGAACCCCGCCACCGCCTTGACTCGGAACATGGTTGCATTGATGCTCAGGATGGTCATGTGGATGGGCGGGTCGTTCTGCGGCGCGGTCAGGTCGGTGCTGATGTATTCCCGATAGGTGGCAGTGACCAGATCAGCGGTGCCCAGCGCGGCCTCGATGTTGGCCACGATGGAGCGGTCTACGTTATCGATCTCGATGCTCATCTGCGGCACACCGCTGGCGCTGACCTCCGGCTTGGTGAAGTCGAAGGCGAAACGGGTGAAGGTGACGGATGCGCCGGGGTTGGCCGGGGCGGTAGCCTCAAGCGTGGCAGTCAGGTCCTCGTAATCGCGCACTACGCGGATCGGCGCGGTGAAGGCCGGGTGGCGGAGCTCCAGGGTGTGATAGATCACCACGTTGGCCGGGGCGCTGGCGTAGGCTTCCTTGATCGCCTGGGAGAGCGTGCTGTCTGGCATCTAGCGCACCTCCAGCGTGGCGGTGACTGACCATATCCCGCCTCCGCGCAAGGCGGCCTTGGGCGGGCCGGAGAAGCGGCAGGTCTGACTGGCCGGCGTACCTTCGCCGGTGTCGACGACGATATCGAACCACGCCGCGCCGCCGGCTGCCTGGGCGGAATCCGCGAACCAGGTGCGGAATGCGGCCATCTGCGTGCGCGTGAAGATCCATCCCACGTTGAGCTTGTCATTTTGCGCGGTGGAGCGGCGGCGCGTGCGCGCAGCGCCGAATTCCATGTCGGTGCGAACGGTCTGGTCGATAGGGTCGAGCGCGTATCCCTCCAGGATCGGTGCCGGCAAGGTGGTGGGCCAAGTCGCCATCAGTAGCTCCCCGCCGCGCGGTTCAGCCCGTAGGTTTGTCCCAATGCCGCCGGCACCGCCCCGCTGCCGCGGGTGATATCACTGGCGATGGCGGATTTGATCTGCTCGACGAACACATCGATTATTTTCATGCCGCCCTCGCTGCGCTGCTGTTGTTTTCCGGCGTTTCCGGGAGATTCGATCACGTTGACGACCACATTAGAGCCACCTCCGGACACCCCCAGTCGCCCGGATGAATCGCGCGACAGCGGCATGATGGCCTCCGGGCCGGCCTCGCCAAACACGCCGGCGCCTTTGGCGAAGGCGAATGTCTGCGGTTTGTCGTAGACTCCGCCAGAAAAGGCCGACAATGATGGCGAGCTGTAGACCCCGCCGTTGGCGTTAGGGGTGAAGAAGCTGGCAATGGAGGACATGAAGGAGCCGTCTTTCATGGATTCTGCCAGCGGGCCAGTGATGCTGGCCTTAATCTGCATGCGGATCAGATCGGAGATGATGCTGTCTGCCAGCGAGGCAAAGTCCAGCTTGCCGGTCTTGACGAAAGAAACCAGGGCGTCTTCCATACCCTGAAAGGCCTTGGTGAACAGTTCCTCGACACTTTTTGCGATGTTTTTCGACTGGTCGTAATAGTTCTGCAGCGCCTCGGTGGCGCCGTTCAGCCAGTCGCTCTGCATCTCGTCCAGCGTGGCGGTGCGCTTTTCGTAGGCAGCGACTTCCTTGGCGTAGGTATCGTTGACGATGGCCAGGTAGGCGTCGTATTGCTCGCGGGTAATCTGGTTGCGGCGCAGGTCGCCTTCCAGCCCCTGGCGCGCGGTGGTCTGCTTATCCTCGATCCGGCTCAGGCCTTCCTGGTTGGTCCTGAATTTCTCGCCCTTGCCGATGCCGGCGATCTCGCGCGCGTTCTGCTTGTTGACGGTGTCGAGATAGGCCTTCGCGGCCTGACTGGCATCCTCATAGGACTGCGCGATTTTCTTGATCGCAGCGGCTTCCTGGATGGAATTCACCTCGACGTTGGCGACCGCGTCGGCCTGCACCTTGGCCAGCTTGCCTTTGGCCTCGACGATCTTCTTGTCGTTCTCCAGCTTGTCCTTGCCGGTCAGTTTTTCGCGCTGCAGGCGTTCGATTTCTTTCTGTAGCTCGGCTTCCTGAGCCTGGCTGTTGAGGGTGATGAAGCCGAGCTTGGCGGCGTAATAGGCGCGCTCGTCGATGAGCACGGCGGCGCGCCGAGCTTCCATGATCTTCTCGGCATTAGAAAAGGCATTGGCGGTCTGCTCGGAGGCCTTCTTGATCTGGGCGAGGTCGTAGTCGAGCTGAGATTTGGCAATGGCGGGGTCAACCGGACCATTGAATTTGAGTTTTGGTTTGGGTTTCCCGCCGGCATCCCCACCGGGCGCATTTGGCTGAGCCCCCGGCGCGGACGTAACGCCTATCCCCATGATCTTGGCCTGGAACCGGTCCAGCTCGGCGCGCGCGCGGATACCGTCTTCCTTTACAGCATCGCTGATCGCGCTGAATCCTTTCAGGTCCAGATGAGACAGGGCGACCAGCTGCGCGGCGATCGCACCGATCTCGCGGCCCACGCCGAGGAACACGAAGCCCACTTCGGAGGCGACGACAGCGATGGTCTGGAATACCACGATCGCGGCGCCGAATGCTCCTTTCAGGATGTCCGAGGCGGTTGCGGCGTGCTCCTGATCCTTGGCGAGATCGGCGACGGTTTGTTTCAAATCGGCCAGCGCGGGAAGCATGTCGGCCGCGATGGCCTGGGCATGCAGGCCGATTTCGGTTCTGAACCTTTTCTGCTTGTCGGAATATTCGTCGGCCTGCTGGATCTGCTGCTCGGTAAGAATGACCTGCCGGCCGGTGGCGCCGGCGAGCTCTTTGAGGAAGGGCAGGCTTTCCGCACCTGACTTTCCCATCAAGGCCTGAGCGACAGCCGATTTCTGCGAGCTATCGGCAAATCCGTCGAGCGCTTTTGCGATGGTGGCAAATCGTTCGGTCGGCGCCTGGTTTTTCAGGTCCTCCAGATTCAGCCCCAGCGCCTTGATCGCGGCGCCGGCGGCCTTGGAGTCATCATTGACTTCGGCCAGGTTTTTGGTCAGCTTGTTGGCCGATGTGACCAGGTTCTCCATGCTGACGCCGCCGACCTCAGCGGCGACGGCGAGGGAAGCGATGTTCTGCGCCGTGTCGCCGGTTTTCTCGGCCATGTCCTGAAAATCGCCGGCTTTCTTCGCCAGGTGATCGAAAGCTGCGGCTGCGGCTACCAGACCGGTGGATGCGGCCACACCGATGGCGATAAATCCCAGCCTGAGCTCTTCTCCGATTTTGGTGGCATTCTTGTGAGATTCTGACAGCCTGAGCGCGGAATCTGCCGCTTTCAGCTGGGCATCCGATGCGCCGCGAAGGCCGAGCTTGTACATCTCGGTTTCGCGCGCCGACTTGCCGATGGTGGCGCTTTGCTGCTGCAGCTTGCTGATGTAACGGTCGATCGACTGGGATGCCTTGGTGCTGGCATCCTTGTTGGCTTCGCCCAGGCTCTTGATGGAGCGCTTGGCATCGTCGATTCCGGCCTTCATTTTGGACGAATCCGCCGAGACCTCGATGACGCCTTTGCCGATCACTTCGCTCATTGGTGTGGCCCAATAAAAAAGCCACCCGAAGGTGGCTGGTTGGTTTGTCTGCTGGCGCTACTTGTTTTTTGGCATCAGCCAGGCGGCCATGCGACTGCCGCCGTAGAGTATGCCGCCGATCAGCATCAGCAGCGGCGTGCTTTCAATGTGGTTCATCTGGCAGGACGCGACGCCCGCGATCATGAAACACGCCCCGGCGATCTGCCCGATCTTGAACATCAATTCTTTGCTCATCTCATCTCCTTGGGTTACCAGGAAATGATAGCACCATCATTGCTTTTCCGCCCGCATACAGCCCAGGGCAGCGGACTCCAGCGTGCGCACGTCCTCGAACACGCCAGCGCGATCCGCCGACGCCACGCCGGAAAGGCGCATGACGACCGGCAGGGCGTTGTAGTCCAGTCCGGTTGCCCCGGACATGCCGACGCGCCATTGCGTGGACATGGCGATGAAGACGTTGACGGCGAGCAGGTTATCCGGCCAGACCTCGACCGGCGGTCCGGCGGCTTCTTCCGGGGTCAGTCCGAACGCCGCTGCCTCGGCTTCGCTCGCCCCTTTCGAGTAGAGCGCCTCGGCAGCGGCGATCAGTTTTTTAGCTTGGCCTGGACCAGCTGATCGACATACACGCGGTAAGTGGCCAGGGCCGTGCCGATATAGTTCTCCAGCAGCAGCTCGACGGACTCCTTGCCGAACTCGTCCTCCAGATCCCAGCCTTCGACCATTTCCATGAAGGATTCGACATCGGATTTTTTGGCTCGGGTCTTGATGAACTCGTCGAGCGCGGACTTGGTCCGGTGCCGGAAAACCAGTTCGATATCGACCGGCTCGCCGCCGGCGACCGGAACCCCCACCTTGGCCTTGAAGGTGGGGCTGGCAATCAGTGTAAGGCGGCCCATTACGCGGCGTACCGGACAGGTTCGGCCAGCAGGGACAGGGTGACTTCCACCGCCATGATCGCGTTCACGCTCAGGGATGGGGTCTTGTTCAGGCTGATGTAGGCGTTGTAGTAGATTACCGACCCGGACGGCAGGGTGATGCGCACGGCGCGCGGCAGGCGGTCGTCGTTGGCGGCGGAGGCGAGGATGTAGCCGGCCAGGGTGGGGTCGTCCGCGACGCTGAAGCTGAGCCCGGCGGCATTCTTGAAGGTCGGGATGCGATGCGATGCGTCGCCCTCCAGCAGCTGGTATTCGAGGAACTGCTGCTCGCCGCCGCTGCTGGAGCTGGAGAGGATCTGCGACAGCTGCGTCCAGCCGGTGATCTCGCGTACGCTGCCGATTCCGCTGCCGGCCGGGTAGGTCGAGGTGGACGAGGTGTTGATCCCTTCCAGGCTGACATCGTTGGTGGCGACCACGGAGGCGCGCACGATCTTGTTGGTCAGGCGCGACCAGCCAGAGGTGACTTCCATGATGTCGTTGACGATGATGCCGTGCGAGGCTTCGAGGGTGGCGACGCCGGGGTTGGCGTTGGACAGCGCGGAAATGGACTTGGCAGCGCCATAGCCGGAAGCGATGGCGACTAATGCGCCGTTGGGCAGCGAAATGCTCATGATGTTCACCTTTCTTGAGGACGAAAAAAAACCGCTTCGAGAGCGGCTTGGTTGGGTGCCCGAAGGCGGGTTAAAAACTTATGACCAGAAGCTGAAATCCTGCCGGCTTCCGCGCAGCTTAGTTTCGGGGTCGTACATGGCCACCGGCGCGCCGAGGACGGTAGTCTGCAGCGCGGCTACCACGCGCAGGGCGTCTTCCACCTGGATCGCCAGCGCGGCGGCAGAGGAACGGCTGTCGGCCCAGACATTGATCTGGAAGCGGCTATTCTTCTTAGATGGCACGGCAGCGGCGACGAAATTTACCCCGCTGCCGCCGACCTGCTGATAGGTGATATAGGGCCGCGCCGTCAATTCGGGCGCCACGTCCGGATAGACACGGTTGGTCACCAGCCCCTTGAGGGCATCGAAAATCAGGGATTCGGCGCTCATGATTCGGTTCCCAGCCCGGCCATGCGCTCGGCCATGCGTGCCTGGCCGGCCTTGATGGCTTCGTTAATGCGATCGAACGCCGGGCGGATGAACGGATAGGCCGGCGCCCGCGAGGTGCCGAACTCGATCAGGTGCCCGTGCGGCGCCTTGCTCTTGTTCCAGCTGATGCGGTAGGTTTTGGTGGCATAGCTGGATTTTTCCGGCGAAAACACCCGGTAGATCGCATCCTGCAGCTTGCCGCTTTTCCTGTGCTTTTCCGCGTTGAACCGCGCTTCGTCGTACATCACTTTCGCCATCGCCGCCACGCCGGACATCAGGACTTCATCCTGTACCTTGCGCTCGAAGCGGTCGATCTGCGCGGACAGGTCGCCGGTGAGTTTTGTTTCGAAATTGATCATCAGGAGAGCCTCGAGCACATCAAAACCAAAGTCCGCTTGTCCTGCCCCAGCACTGTCTCGATGTTGTAGGCAATCGCACCATGCAGCACGCGCATGGAGGGCACGATACCGGCGCGGTAACGGATGGCGATTTTGGTTTGCGCCTGGTTCTGGGTGCCGCCGGCGGCGATGTATTCGCGCCCGGTGACATCGACGATGGACGCCCAGACCGTGGCCACATCCGTCCAGCCTGCTATCGGCTCGCCATTCGCGGCCTGCGTCGCGGAAGGCGACTGCAGGGTGACGCGCTGGTTGAGCTGGCCGGCGGCTTGCATCAGAAAACCACCACGCGATAGGGATCGAGCAAGCCGGCGAAAAAGTCGCGCGGCAGTTCGGCGACGCTGGGGCCAGTGATGACGGCTTCGCGCTGGCCATAGAGGGTAGCGACGGCGAGCAGCATCCAGGCTTTGATGCTGGAAGGCACAGAAACAGCCAGGCCGTAACCGGCGGTGAAAGTCACGACCACGGAGCCGGGCTGCTCGCGGCAAGTGGGCCAGGTCTTATCGTAAGCCGGAACCACACGCCCGATCAGCTCGTCAACGATCACCTGGTATTCGGTGTTGGCCAGCGTCTGGCGGATGCCGGCAGTATCCAGGTAGGTGATCGAGTCGACGGTTTGCAGGATCGGGCGCGGGATCTCCAGGCTGTCCGCCGGGAAGGCGTCCATGGACAATTCCCACACCTGCGTGACCAGCGCACGGCCAGTGGCGTGTTCGGCCTGCTGACGGGCGGAGACGATCAGCGCGGTGATCAGCGCGTCGTCGTCGGCGGCGTCCACTTTGCAGTGCAGCTTGGCTTCGGCCAGTGTCACCGGCTCGACGCTGGGTGCGGTTTTGAGTTTCAGTCCCATGGGTTACTTGACTCTCGCGGCCTTGATGGCATCGGGGTGCAGGTCGAGCATGCCGTGCTGGGCACCGGTTTCGGCATCGGCGGCGGACAGGGTGACGATTTCACCGGCGGTGCCGAAGCCGCAATCGCGCAGGACGAAGGCTTCTGTTTCGGCTGGTGGTGCATCGGCTGGTGGTGCATCGGCTGGTGGCGCATCGGCTGGTGGTACTTCGGCTGGTGGTACTTCGGCTGGTGGTACTTCGGCTGGTGGTGCGTCGGCTGGTGGCAACAGGTCTGTCACTGGAGCCTTGTTTGATTTTGACATTTTGCTCTCCAATAAACAGCGGCGAGCCTGAGCCCGCCGCCGGTTGAACTACTCGATCGATCAGGTCGCGCTGTTGATGTAGACCTTGACCGCGGCGGTATCCAGCAGGTTGCCGCCGGAACGCGTCCAGCCGCAGAAACCGACCTGACCCAGCAGGGCGAAGGCGGAATCGTCGAAGCGGCGCAGGCTGGTGCTGTTGGCCACGTCGCGGACGACGTACTTGGAGAAATCACCGAAGGCGATGGATTTCGCGCTGGCAGCCATGACGGCCACGTCGTCGTTGATGGCGACGGCGTAACCCAGCAGGGTATCCGGCGCGTTGACATCCACGCTCGGCACCCAGATCGGACGGCCAGTGGTATCTTTCAGCTTGCTCACGATGGCGACGCTGAGGTCGTTCATCATGAATTTTGCGTTGCCGCGATAAGCGCGGTTGATGGAATGCTTCAGATCCACCAGGTCATCGTAGATCACGGTCAGGGTCTGGCCGGTGGTGCCGGTCTTGCCGGTGCCGGCGCGGGGGATGACGCCGTCAGGCACGGTGGTGCCTGCGCCCGTGGTGAAGTGGGTATTCTGGATGCGGGCGATGCGCTCGGCCAGGCGGCTGACGACGAAGGCGATCACGTCGATGGCGCTGTCCTGGATCAGTTCGACCGGCAGGGCGATTTTCTTGGAGCTGTACTTGAACACCGGCAGGGCGACGGTGCCGAAGGTGATGTCGCCCGCTGCGGCGCCGGTATTCTCGCCGACGATCTCGCCCACTTCGGCGGTGCCGTCGGAGGTCGGGAAGTTGAGTGAGTTGCCGCTGTCGGTAGTCAGGATTTCGGCTACTTCGCGCATGCCGCCAAAGGCTTTGAGCTTGTCGATAACCAAGGCCGCGATTTCGGAGGGGACGGTATAGCCGCCCTCTGCTGCAGTAGTGGTGCTCATGGCGTTACGGATGGCGACGGCCTGCTCGGCGCTGACGTTATTGCCGTGGCGCAGGTAGATGGCGATGGCGGCCAGCGCGTCGATGCTCATGCCGTCGTCTTTCTTCGCCGGGGCAGCGTTGAAGAACTTTTCGGCATCCAGTTCGCGCATGCGCTCTTCGGCCTTGATCTGGCCTTTGGCGCGGTCGATTTCGTCGGCGAGGTTGTCAAACTGGGTTTGTTCTTCCTTGGTCCAGGTCTGGTCGCCTTTTTCGGCGAGCAGGTGGTTGGCTTGTTTGGCGAGGTTTTCGATCTTCTCGCGCAGTGCTTGTACGTTTTTCATGAAGGATTTCCTTTATCGAGTGCTGGCAACCCGGCCAGCGCGGTTTCTGTGCGCGAGAAGCGCTACAAAGCGGTGAGCAGCCGCAGCCGGTTGGCATTGGTTGCGGACATAAAAAAACCCGCCGGAGCGGGTTCTTGTGGTTGGGCTTCCGGTTCTGGCGGAGGGTCCGGTTCCAGCAGGGCCGCCGGCGCTTTGCTGTAGGCGGCGAGGTTCCAGGTGTTTTTGACTTTTTCGGCAGTGGGCGCGAGGGCGTCGACAAAGCCGTGATCTATGGCATCGGCGGCGGAGAACCAGGTTTCGGCTTCCATCCAGGCGACGATGTCGGCGGCATCCTTGCCGGTCTTTCCGGTGTAGTCGGCGACAATCGCGCCCTCGACTTTTTCCAGCAGGTCGGCTGTTTCGCGCAGGGCGGTCTTGTCGCCCCAAGCAAAACCGCTGGCGTTGTGGATCATATAAAACGCGCCTTCGGCCATCAGCACTTCGTCGGCCGCGCAGGCAATGCCGGTGGCGGCGCTGGCGGCGAGGCTGTCGATATGGGCGATGGTCTTGCCGTCAAAGCGCTTGATGGCCTCGATGATGGCGCGGGCCTCGAACACGTCGCCACCTGGGGAGTTGATGCGGATGTTCAGGGTGGTGGCGTCACCGGCCTGGGCGATGGCGTCGATCACCATTTTTGCGCTTACGCCCCAGAAGGCGTCGATCACGTCGTAGATGTACAACGTGGCTTCGGCTTCGTTGAGCACCAGGTTGACTGGCGGCTTTTTCAGCAGCGCGTTGTCGCGGTAGAGTTGCATTATTTTGTTCATTTTTTTACCCTTAAATTAGGGAATAAAAAACCGCCATTCGGTGGTCTGGTGTTTTATCTAGGGAGCTGGTCAATACCCGCCGCCCGGCGCTCGCTTCTGTACTGACGGTGAAAACGCTCCAGGCGTTTGCTGTGACCCAATATCTGGCACGTTCCTGTCGAACAATTCGCCATTCGCTGCAAGCGCAAGATTGGTAAACAAGCCGCTCACCCCTTTACCCAGCGCCAGACCAGATGTAGGCAGGAAATTGCACAGCGCATAGCCAAGATCGGACGCAGCCACGAAGTTAGGATTCCCATTCACATACCCGGCAGTCACAGCTAGGGCATCGATGGCCGCGCGTGAATTGGTGGTAATGGTATTGGCTCCAGCTGGGAAACTATGCGCGCCCGTAGTCGGCCAGCCACCAGCTAAGTTATGACCGGCGTTGGTATAGCCAAGCCCACCCGCTGCTGCAGTTGCTCGTGGATACAAGTAATTGTAATCCTCGTCCAATAAACCGTTGGTTGCAGAGTGGTAATCGAAAGCCGCAGCCTCCTGATTAGCGGCGATGCAATTGCGCACTTTGAACACTCCGGCTGTAGCAGCTGCGCCGATTAAACCGAATAGATGCTCGCCGTACCCAACACAGTGGTAGGCATTGATCGTGGCGTTAGACTGCTTGGCAATAAAGCGGTGCCCTGACCAGTAGCTTTCGGCACCGATAACATTGAGGGTGTTTGCCGCCTCGGTGATGATTGCCGTCTCCCCTGCGTACTTGAATACCGGCAGGATGAAATCCCAATCTGTGCCACGATAGCGCACGCAGGCTCCGGTCTGGTTGTCAGGGCCTGACAATGTTCCTGGCAGATTCGCGCCAGAAAAGATGCCTCCGTAGAAGCGGTGATTGTTAAACGGGATGCTGATGCAGCAATCCACCCTGCCGAATTCAACGGGAATCCCCAGCGTTAGTGGATTTCCTGCATCCCAACGCACTACCAGCGTGCTCCATCCATTGCCGGCCGGATCGCCCCATGCAAACTGCCCCGGCGATAGGCTACCCACACCGTCGCCGTTGGCAGTGAACCCTCGGCGATGCCCGATCTCTGCCAGGTTGTTGGAAGCAGAGCCCGTCATATAGTTGCCGTTGACAATACACACCGAGATTTCTGCAAAGCTCGGGTTACTGCCATCGGCCATCTCCAGATACCACTCCTGGTGGCTTCCGGTGTTGGCTGGACTAGCTACCCATGCGTAGCGTGAATCGACGATGCCGAGCGAGGAAATCTCGGCGCGTGGGCGATCAAACCCGAAACCCAGATCCCACTCAATCCGATCAGATGCAGACGTTCCTGATTTCAGAATATCGAGGGCTGCACGATAGTTGTCTGCATTGATGTGGGAAATCTTGATGCCACCTGCTGGCCCTGCTGCTGCCGCTTCGTCGCGTAAAGTATTGGACGCAGCTACCTGAATATATCGCGGCACAGACACGTTATCGACTGCCGCGATAGTGTACTGCTGATCATTCAGCAGCGAATTGGAAACCTCGATGATATTGCCGACAGCGAAGTTGGCAAAGATGGCATTGTTGCTGCGGATTTGCTTCGTTGCGGAGTCGAATGAAATGTCGGTCTTATCCACCAGTTCGTTGTAGGAAAATGACTCTCGGAATAGGCCATTGAGCCGAATCTTCGCGTTTCCAGGCAGTGATCCTTTGTTCTTTTTAAGGTCGCGCAGGCTGCGGTACGGATTGGAATCAGTCCCAGCGCCTCCGACTTTCAACGCATTGACCGTATTATCGACGTAATAAGTTGTTCCAGGCATGGCGTTATCCCAGCGTCACGTTGACAGAGATGTCTGCAGCTTCAGCCGTATCCCTGATATAGGCCATGTAGGTAGCGCCAGATGGAATAGCAATTACCTCTCTGTCTACCGCCGCGCATAATTGATCATTCGTGCTGACTGCGACAACAGTTGCACTGCCAAATGCAATGCGGTAAAAACCGCCGGTTGCCTTACCCCGCAAGCGTACATATGATGCGGTCCCGATGGCAATCCGTGCCGAAGCGACGGCGGCGGTGACATCCTGGCTGGAGGATGGTGTGAATGCGCCGCCAATGGTATTGCCGGCGGCATCTTTTTGCATTACGTCGGCTTCACCTGTTGGCTCGTATTTCTGCAACCCGCCCCTTGAATTTTCGAATGGCATGATTTTCCCTTTCTAGTTTGCCGGTGCCGGCTGATCTTGTGCGGTGCGCGGGTCGAATATTTCGGCGGCCTTGCCACCCATCGGGGCCAGCCCCTTCCCTTTGCGGATTTCATCGACGGACATCCAGCCCATGCCGGTTCCGGGGCCTCCCAGGGCGGCGCGATTGTAGGCAGCTTGCGCGGCGCTGTCGCCTTCGATCAGGGCGTCGCGGTCGAACTGGATGAATTTACTGGTATCACGCGGGAACAGCTTGCGGTTGAGTTCCTGCTCGATGCGCACCAGGTGCGGCTGCAGGGTATAGGTGACGAAGCCGCGCGACATGGATTCGATTCCGCTGCCCCAGCTGGTGCTGGCGCTGGTTTCGCCGATCATGTGTGGCGGTACGCCGAAGGCGCGGGCAATGTCGATGACCTGGAATTTTCGGGCTTCCAAGAGCTGTGCATCTTCGGCGCTGAGGCTGATCTCTTTGGCTTGCAATCCTTCGGTCAGCACCAGCGGCAGGCGGTGGGCATTTTCGAGGCCGGCATATTTGTTGGCGAAGGCGGATTGCAGGAGGTTGATCTGCTCCTGGCTCATTTTGTTCGGGGCGGTCAGGACGATGGAGGGGTGGGCGCCGTTGGCAAAAAACTTGCCGCTGTATTCATCCATGGCCAGGGCGTTGCCGACGGCGGCGCGGGCGGCGTGGCTGATGACGCTCATGGATCTCAGGCCGTCGAAGCCGAAGCCGGGAAAATGCAGGATCTCGGAGGGTTCCAGCCAGGTGTTGAGGCCGTATTGCGGCAGGCTGATGTAGTAGCGCACCGAGCCGTCGGTTTGCCGGATCGGCTGGACGCAGCCCCAGGGCAGCGGAAGCAGTTCGTGGATGCTGTTGTTCATGCCGCGCCTGATCCAGGTGTAGGCATCGCCGCGCAGCAGTTGCGCGACACTGACGCCTTCCCAGTGGCTGGAGGCGGTGTACTGGCTGCTGGGCTGTTCGTTGAGTTTGTACCAGAGGTCGTCGCGCGGCTGGCGGGATTTGATGTCGCCGTCGGTGCGATAGATGTGCAGCGGCAGCGTGGCGATGGCGCCGGCGATTTTTTGCACGCAGGCGTAAACGGCGGCGACGCGCATGGCAGTGACGGGGGTGACGCTCATGCCGGATGCGCCGGGGGTGACGCCGAATGCGTCGTAGACATCCTGGCTGTAGGTGACGTTAGATACCTTGCGCGCGGCTTCGCGCTCGGCGCGCCAACTGGTCAGGATAGGCGAGCCGGGCACGGCGGCGCGGCGCTGTACGTCGTTCCACGTTGCGGTTTCGGTCATAGCTCTACGAATCCTTGGGTGATTTCAGTTTCTGTATTTCCTACCATCGCCCGGCCCAGCGCCATGATGAGCGCCACCACGCCGTCGATTTTGTTTTCTTCGCGCTCTTTACGCGGGTAGATATTGTCTTTTTGGTCGCGGTGACAGACCACGTTGCTGATCATCCAGGCGAGAATGGGGTCGCCGTTGTGGACCAGCTTCTTTTGCAGAACCAGTGCTTCGAGCTGCTTCATCGGTTCGCTGAAGTTCAGCACCGTGGGGCGCATTTCGACCATGGGCACGCCTTCTGCCAGCATGTGGCTGGAGAGCTGGGTGGCCTGAAACGGGTCGAACGGCACTTCTTTCATCTGGTAGCGGCTGACATCTTCCAGCAGGTCATTTTCGATCTGGTCGAAATCGGTGACGTTTCCGGGTGTCAGGGTCAACAGCCCTTGTCTGGCCCAGCCTGAATACTGGCTGTTGCGTCCGTCCTCTGCTGCCGACTCTGGCAGGTAGTAGCGCAGGAAGGCGTAGTATTTTCCGCTGCGCTGGAATAATTTTGCTTTGGCGGCAATATCCACTTTGCTGGCCAGGTCCAGGGCGGCGATGCACTCTTCGCCGAGGAAATCTTCCTCGCTGATGCTGGTGTCGGCGCAGGCATCCCAGGCGCGCATGTCCATCCAGGCGCTGTCGGCGTTGACCCAAACATTGAGCCGCTTGGTGAGGAAATTGTTCAGCGCGCTGGGCTTGTTCATGGCCTCGCGGGCGCTGCGCTCAAAATCTTCTGCCAGGACGCTGATGCCGTAGTTCGGGTTGGCTTTGCGCCAGACGGCTGGATCGGCCCAGTCGTCTGTATCGTCCAGGGTGTAGACGATGCCGAAGTAGCGGTCATCTTCGAACACGCCTTCCAGCACTTTGGTGATGTAGGTGCGCTGTTCGTAGCAGATTCCGGCGCGGTCACTGCCTGCCGTGGTGATCGATATCAGCAGCGCCTGGTCTCTGGCACCGCGCGCGGTATCCAGCACGTCGTAGACTTCGCGCCGCTTGTGGGCGTGTAGCTCGTCTACGATGGTGCAGTGCGGATTCAGCCCGTCGAGGGTGCTGCCTTCGGCGTTCAGCGGCTCGAATTTGCGGGCGTCTTCGGGGATGTAGATTCCCCGGATCTGCGCTTCTATTCCGCTGGCGGCGAATGCGCCTTCGCGCAGGACCATCTGTCGCGCTACGTCGAATACGATGCGCGCCTGGTCTCCTGTGGTGGCGGCACTGTAGACCTCGGCGCCGGGTTCGCCATCTCCGGCCAGCATGTAGAGGCCGATTCCTGCCGCCAGAGTGGACTTGGCGTTCTTCCTCGCCACTTCCAGGTAGGCGGTGGTGAAGCGGCGCAGGCCGCTATCCCGGCTCAACCAGCCGAACAGGTTGCAAACGATGAAGCATTGCCAGTCTTCCAACCTGATCTTCAGCCGCTGCCGTGCCCATTGGCCTTTGATGTGGGGCAGCTGCTCGATGAAGGCGCAGGCGCGGTCGGCCTGTTCCTGGTCGTAGCGGTACGGCCAGGCTTGGTCTTTTTCGGCGCGCTCCAGGTCGCGCAGGAAGCGCTCGCAGGCGCGGATTTCAAATTTTCCGGCGATTTCTGCGCCAGATACCACGCGCTCGGCGTAGCCACGAGCACGGGCGGAGTAGTCCATCGGTTATTTGATGAGCGATCCAATGGACGGCTTGCTGTGCTCGGTGCCCTCGAATAGATCCGGAGTCAGGTCACCAGGGGTAACCCGCGACCGGGAAGATGGCGACATCCCGAATTCAGCCAGGAAGGATTTGCACTGCTCCATGGCTTTATTGGAAATGTTGAGATACACACCCTGAATCCTGAAACCGTTCGGCGTTGTATCCACCAGGCCGGCAGCACCCTGGCGGTGTAGTTCTTCTTCTGCATCCACATGGCGACCCCAGGCGGTGCAGTACATCGCCAGCGCGGCGCGATCGATCTGGCTGATTAACCCGAGCTTTTCAAGCTCGACGGTGATGCGCTTCCACTCCTTGAGCGCCGCACCTTTCAGGTGGCGCGGGCAATTGGGTATCTCGACCGACGGCGCAACGCCATCGCGCAACTGGCTGGCGGATTTCTTGCTCAAATTCCCGCGCAGCAGATGCACATTCGCCGGTAGAGTTTTTGGTCCGCGTGCGCCCATTTCATATCCAGAAATAAAAAAACCAGATCAAGGCTGGCTGATGAAGGGGTATACCCCCCCTCTGAAACTCCCGCTCGTGAAAATCTGACTTCACAGACGGTCTACAGGATTTAGGGCTGGGAGTTTTTCACCCCCCTACCCCATCCTCCATCTTCGTGGGCGGTCTTGCTGTCGTGGCATGGCTTGCAGAGCGGCTGCCAGTTAGCTGAATCCCAAAACAGCGTCTTATCCCCTTTGTGCGAAACAATGTGGTCAACAACAGTGGCGGCAGCGACTATTCCCTGACGCTCGCATTCAGCACAAAGAGGGTGCTTGCGCAGATACCCTAACCGAGCCTTCCGCCATTTCGAATCGTAGCCCCGCTCCGTCGATGAGCCACGCCGGTCGTCTGAAATCTTCCGTTCAGCCTTGCGATGTGTATCACAGAAACCAGCACCGGTCTTCACTAGAGCACCACAGCCTGGATGCCGGCAGGGTGTTGGAGCGCTTATGGGCATAAAAAAACCCGCGACCTTTCGGTTACGGGTTCTGCTGACGCAACAAACACATTTTGCACTTTTATACCCTGTTTGCTATCAGATTGCAAGCGGTTATTTTTCTGACCACATCGGAGCGCCTGTACTTCTCCGACAGAATCATCTGCTTCGCCTTCTCCAGTCTGGCCTTGAACGTGTTCACGCAGCACCCGCAGCGCCTTGCCTTTCCCTCTTGTGCACCACCCCACTGGTACTGGATCACGATCACCCGTTTCAGCCGCACATCAGCCAGACCCTCGATGATCCTGTCCAGATCCTCCGCTTCGCCGTTGAGGATGGGTATTACATTGCCGGATCGTGGCGATCTCGGCCCCAGGTTGTACAGCGACGAGACCGTGTTCGCACCACCCCATCCGCCGCTCACCTTCCACCGCGCCCAATTCTCCAGCATCCGTTCGATCTCATGATCCATTGCTCACCCTTTCGCTAAACCATTTACACCGATGCCCGATGAACGGCACGCCCTTTTGCTTTTCATTTCTCGCATCGCCGCACACCATCCGCAGGAACGTCGATTCTCCGCTCGAACAAATCCTGCAACCCAACTCATCCAGCTCCATGCGCTCAACCACCTCGGCAGGGTCTCGGTACATGAAAGCAGGCAGCGCCATTATTTTCTTCCCCTGCCAGCCGGTGCAGCTTCCCTGACCAGAATCAGATCATCGCCGCCGATCACCCGGTATTGAGCCGTATCCCTGGTGCCGATCTCGTGTCCATTCTCAATCGCATGAAATGTGGTCTCGCCTTTCATCCCGCGCCGGATCGACTGGTTGATGCAGTCAGCACCAAACACCGACCGCATCTCATCGATCCATCCCGCAACCACCGGCATCTTGTCTCTCACTCTTTCCCTTTCTTTTCTTTTTCTTCAAGTCCCAATGAATAAACCAATGGGACACTGAAATGGACACCTGCAACCCGCACCAGTGTTGGCGCTGGGCAGGTGTCCCGGTCGCGGGTGTGTGCGGGGGCACGCACGGGTGCGCATGGGTATACGCGCAGGCACGCCCGCCCGCCTCCTCACGGGAATGGGACACCACCCCGCAAAACCGCGCCGCTATTGGTGTCCGGTGATGTCCCATTGAATTCACTCAATGGGACACCAAGGCGCAAAGCGTGACGTGGTGCGCTTTTCCGGTGTCCCGACCTTTTCGGGCCATTGGGACACGAAGCCCCAAAGTTCCCCATCTCTGGCAGTAAGACACACAGCTGCGAACCTCCACGGCGGTTAGATTGGAAGCGGCTCATCCGACTCCACCCTTTCCGGCTGAACATAAACCCAGGAACGGGCCGTTTTTGGCCCGCGCTTGACACGTTGGTATCCAAGCATCGACATAATCATGCCGACGCGCTTGGCCTCTTGCTGGCCTGCTCCTATCTTGGAAACTTCCATCTTGATCGCGCCGGAAAGGATATCCAGCACCGAAACCCCAACACCATCGTAGTGCGTGCTGATCGCAATGGCAGGGTCAAGCATCCAGGCATTGATCGCCGTGATCCACGGATCATCCAGCATGCGCTTGTCGATTTCGTGCTTGAACAGCTCGGCGAATTCATCTTCTTCCGGCCACCACGGCTCGCCAGCCTGGAAGGCTGACACCGCTTCGGCAAACAACTGCTCTCGCCACTCGGCCAACAGCTCCAGATTTATCTTGCCGACGATCACCGGCCAGAAACGCCGGTTGCCGGTAAGATCACGCAGGTACTCGTATTGGTTTGTGGTCGCCGCGAACACGCACTGGCGTTTATGATTTTCATAGCTGCGGCTGTATGGCGCCCGGTATGAATCCACCGAGGAGGACAGAAACGCCTTGGCCCGCGTCACCTCAGCCCGATTCAGCGAATCCAGCTCCGCGATCTCATAACACCACTTACCCCGCAGCGCCATGAACGAATCCTTGTCGCCCATCACGAACGGCGTATCACCAAAATGATCGTCACCGGTCAACACCTTCAGCGCCGTCGATTTCTTCGTGCCCTGTGCGCCTTCCAGAACCAGCACCGTATCCGCCTTACAGCCGGGCCGGTAGATTCGCGCCACCATCATGATCAGAAAATAGCGCCCGACGCGGCAGGCATAATCGTTATCCGGTGCACCCAGGCACACATGCACCCAGGCATCCAGCCGGTTCACGCCGTCCCATTTCACCCCATCCAGCCAATCCCTAACCGGGTGAATCCGACGTTCATGCGCCACCATCACCACCGCCTCACGGATCGTATTCGCGCCGTTGATCGGCATGTCCGCATTTTGTGCCAGCCAGTAGCCTTGCCGAAGATCATCCACATCCGACCACTCGCCAACTTCCTGTTGCCACGGCATAGGCTCAGTCGTCACCAGCGCATTCGAGAATTCGTTCAGCGCCACCTTGCCGGCCAGATCGGGGTGATGGTTCAGGAACAGATAAGCGTTATCCCGCCCCGCGATCAAATCGGATTTACCCGGCTTGCGCAGGAGTTGATTCCGCCATTCACCATCCGGCGTTGCGCCAGCGGCTCGTTGAGTTTTACCACTGACGGCAGGCTCACGCAGGTGAGCCACAATCCAGTCGCGCAAAACCTCGCCGGTCAGACCTTCCAGCACCGCATCCGCCACATCCCAGCCGTCCGGCTTTTCGCCCGACTTGGGAATATCGACCAGACGCACTTCGCAGCCCTGCTTTTCCAGAATCCCCGCGATCTGCAAAGCCGTCTTCCAGCCCGGCTGCTCCATTTCTGAAATCTTCGCGCCGGTCTTGTCGCGCTTGTCGTCGCAATCCGGCCAGATGATGACCTTATCGCCATCCTGAAACGGCGACCAGTCCGCCTTGGATACCGCCTTCCCGCCCCCCGGCCAGGACACCACGTCGAACCATGGCTCCAGCTCGACAAACGCCGCATCCGCGCACTTCTCGCCCTCCACCACCAGCTTGGTCTTGCGTAGCCGCAAGCGGTTCAATCCATACAGCGGTCGCTTTTCAGGAAACGACAGCCAGTGCCAGTCACAAGCGCCGGTCTCGGGGTGAGCCGCATACACGCACGGCAGCACTTCCTTGCCGCCGTCGGAGGTTTTGAAGCGGTAGATCACCCCCAGCAAGCGCCCTGCCGCATTCTTGTACTGCCAGAACATTTCCGGCTTGCCACGCCTGCTATGCGCCTTGGGAAATTCCGGCGCATCCAGCGGCACCGGCATGATCACCTTCCACTCGACGCGCTTCTTTTCAGTGTTCAGCGGCGCCCGCTGTTCCGGCCCACGATCCGCTTGCGCAGGCAGCGAACCCCCAAGCGCGGAAACCGCATCCTTGAAACTCATGCCCTGGTGTTCCTGCAAAAACTTGATCGCGTCCCCGTTCGCGCCGCAGCCAAAGCAGTGATAAAACTGCTTGACCGGGTTGACCTTGAACGATGGCGTGGCTTCGGAATGGAACGGGCAGCACGCCTCGTATTCGGAGCCGTTTTTCTTCAGCGGAACATAGCGGTCGATCACCTGAACAATGTCCACGCCAGAGAGCAGCGCGGCGGTATCTATGCGATCGTTCATGCGGCCAACTTCTCCTGCCGCATCCACCCTGCATGATCGCGCAGCAGCTCCATCACCCATTCCGAATCAAGGCCGATCACCTCACAAACCAGCGTAAACCGGTCGGACAGCAGAAAATTGCGCGCTGAGGTTTTCTTGTCGTTATCCGCCTCAGCCAGCGCCTGACAGATCACCGCCAGCCACAGCTTCACCTCCGGCAAAGCGCGAATCTCGACGGGCAAAGCCCGCTGAACAATCATCCCGATCTGCCTGCCCGTGGCGATTTTTTTCATTATTTTCAGTTCTCCCCAGATTCAACAATGCCACCAGACGTTCGCACACCACATGCGCCGCCGCTTTTTTGTTCGGTTCGAAACGCATCCGCCTGGCCAGTGAGTTGGCCTTGCTGAAAACGAAGGTCTCTTGTGCGCGGATGCTCACGACGCAGTTTTCTGAATCCGCTCCAGCGTTGCGAGCGCTGCAGCAAGCGTTTTTGATGACTGTTCGACCACAGTGGTCAGACGGTCAATTTCATCGGCTTTCGCTATGGGCTTTGTGTCATAGCCAATCTCCCCGGAAAACCAGGCATAAGGAGCATGGCATCCGGCATCCTTCGCCAGTGCAAAGATGCGCATGATCTGAGTAAGCTCAAGTTTCTCTGCACGACTTGAATTGATGCAATCGAGCAGAAGGCGCGATGCGCTATCCACGCCCTTATCCGGCCAGAGTAACGGGCCAACCTTCTTAGCACCTCCAAGCTCCTGCACGGCGGCTCGCAGCGCGTCTTCAGGTCCTTCGTAGAACGGCAATTCCGCTTGCATTTACGACTCCTTCCGATTTATTCGGAACCGTTCGGAAAGACAGATTCCGGGCAAAAAAATAGACTGATCTTCATGCGATCGATCTTTCTTCCTTGTTTGAACCAGTGTTGTATATCCCCTCCCATGTCAATCTTGGGTCGGCAGCAATCAACTTACGCGCCAACGCAGGACTGGGTGTTCTACGTCCAGTTGCGCATTGCCATAGGTAGATAGGGTCAGTATCGGCAAGCGCTGCCAAGGCACGGCGCTCGGATGGGGTTAGGTCATTTAGGGTAAACATGGAAACCATAATAGCGTCACGCTATTCTTTTTGCAATAGCTTAAAGCATATTCCTGTAACAATAGCTTGCTGCTATAAATCAGGCATGGACAATAAGCAGATACGGCTGGAGAACCTGAAAATTCTTGTCACCGAAAATAGGACTATCGCAGCAGTTGCAAAACTTGCCGATACAGCAGAAGCATATCTATCTCAAATCCTCAATTCAGTCCCACTTCCCAGCGGAAAAACACGCGGTGTTGGTGACGAACTAGCCAGGAAACTCGAATCTGGCTGCGGCAAACCCGTAGGCTGGATGGATCAGCGTCACGATGAAACCGGCCTTGCTCCACGTGATGCCGATTTTCTCAGCAAAGTAGAACAGGATATTGTTCAGTACGAAGTGCCTGATCATATCAAGGAAGCCATCCTCACTTTACTCACCAGCTCCCCGCCGCGGAAGAAAGACAATCCATGATCGGTTCGCAAATCGCGCCTCTCATCGTGACGGATTTCGATCCTCCTCTCACAAGGGATTCAGCAGGGTTTGCAACAGCTAACGATGGACGGACCTATGTCCTGAAGACTCAGTCCGTCCATCCATTATTGCCAGCCAATGAGGCGTTTTGCGAAGCGCTAGCGGTAGCCTGCCAGTTGCCTGTAGCCACAGGAGCATGGCTACAGATGCCGGACGGAACTGAATGTTATGGCAGCCGCCGCGAATGGGGGATTGAGCAACCTTTCTCCCAGGCCATTAAACAACCGCAACTGGCCTATGCCGCCATCGAGCGGCGCTGGAAGAACATCGCCAAGCCACAGGTGGCAAGCGGAATCTTTGCTCTCGACCTGTTCCTCTTCAACTATGACAGGCATTTTGACAATTACTTATATCAAGACCAGGGCGGGAATATGACCATCCTGGCTATTGACTACTCAAAGTCCTTTTTGGTAGTGTCCGCCCTGCCGGACAATCTTCCACAACCTGTGGAAATGAAATTAATACCGGCTCAGGATGAACGCACCTACCTGGCATTCAACAAAATACGGCGCTGGGTGGGATTTGACCTGCCGCATGCACAGTCCACTTTGAATCTGCTGCGGCGAGTACCTGCCACCTGGGTAGAGACTATTTGCAAGTCCATGCCGCAATCGTGGTTGCCTAATGATGCTCAAGGTGCCATAGTGAAATGGTGGGGTAGCACAAACTGGCTCTCCAGAATCGAGACAATTGAAAACGGCCTTAAAGATGGATCGCTCCTATAATTATTCGGTTTTACGCTTTCAGCCGGATCCTCGCCGGGGTGAAATTGTAAACATCGGTCTGATGGTTTTTCTGGGCGACCGGGTAGATGTACGCCTGCTGCAGAACCGTACCAAGGCTCAGGCATTAGCTCCGCATCTCGATCTGACGGACTGGTGGCGCAACCTACCCGAGGCAGTGGCTGAAATCGCAAAAAACAACGATCCTGAAAAAACCGTTTTGCTCCTGAAAAACTATGGTGCGCTGACCTCATCCCCGATCGGCTGGTTTGCCTGCAAAGCTGAGCAGTATGAAGCGCGATTGACCGAGGTTATGCGCAGGCTGATTACCCCCCCTTCGCGCCCCAGTTCTCGCGAAGGCAAATCACGCCTCGCTACTGAGATCAAAAATGAATTCAAGCGCCTAAAAATTCTCGGGAAAAGTGCGGATGAAATAAACGACCACAAAGTCGTGGCGGATTTTCCCATGCCGGGAGAGGAAGACCTTGTCGCCGATTTTATTTACAAAAACGGATCCTATCACTTGACCCAAGTTGTGGATTACAGAACCACACTGAAAGCCGTGCATGGGAAAATCAAGGAAGTTAGCCTGAAGGCGATCACTCTCCACCAGTCCGATCGACTCCTGGGGAATACCGGCTCCAAATTCTGCCTGATCTGGATGCCGCCAGAATTCGAGGATATCGCCAAACCCCATATTGACGTGCTTGGCCAGTACGCGGATGAAATCCTGCTTTACAACAAGGAGAACGAACGCAAGCATTACTGGAAAAGAATGGCTGATATCGCCAACACATCCACTCCGATCCAATAGCAGCAGCCACAGCCCAGAAACTTCCGTAAATATACGCCATACCTAACCCGCCCATTGAGGCGGGTTTTTTATTGTCATAATAATAGCGTGAAGCTATTGACATAGATAATAGCATTAAGCTAGCATTGTTCCATTGCCGCTAAAAACGCAGCCAAGGAGCCAAAATGAAAAACCTGATCATCGGTGGAAACGCCATAAAAACCAACGAAGCCAATCTGGTTTCACTCAACGACATTTATACCGCCGCTGAGAAGGAAGGCTATTCAGAAGGAAAGCGTGACCCACGGCGGTGGAAGGATGAGGCCGGAAAGGAATTCATTGAAGTCCTGACCGGCGCGCTTAATGTCCGTTCAGCGGACATTTGGAAATCAACCCGCGGAAAAGGCGGCGGCACATTCTCCCACTGGCAGATCGCCCTCGCCTACGCCAAATATCTTTCCCCCAAGTTGCACATGCAGGTCAACGAGGTTTATGCCCGGGCAAAATCCGGTGATGTGTCCCTGGCAGAAGAAATTGCCGATCATGCCAGTCCGGCAGATCAGGAACGCCACGCCAAACGGATGGCCGGCAAGGTTGCCCGTAATCAGCTGACCTCCACGCTGGCAGCCCACGGCGTACAAGGCAAAGGCTGGGCAGACTGCACCAATGCCATCTACAAGCCAATCCTCGGTGGGAAGAAGAGCGACATCTGCGCACAGCGCAACCTGCCACGCACAACCAATATCCGCGACGTGATGGATTTCGAGCAACTGGCCAGGACTGCTCTGGCTGAAATCGTCGCCAGAAAGAACATCGAACGCTTCAATGCGCGCGGGAACGTCAACTGCGCAAACGAATGTCACCGCGCCGCTGAAAAAGTAGCAGCGATTCATTAACCAGAACCAAACAGGGCAGCCCCAGCCCCTGATGCAAGCAGGGCAACCAGGAGAACATCATGATCATCGCAAAAATCGAAAACCAGCGTTTCAAACACCATGACATGGGCGATGCCGAGGCACTGCTGCAAATTCTTTCCCGTGCAGTGCCGATCGAGCAGAGTTATGACAGCGAATACAACTACTACCACTACCCGGATGTTTCTTGCTCGATCGCCATCGAGATTGCCCAGCTCGAAATCGTGACGACGGACGAGCACGAGCTACGCGTAAAAACTCGCAAAGAGCGCGAAGCCGCTGCAGCCAAGGTCAAAGAAGCCGCCTGATATGCAAACCCTGATCGGCATCCTCGTCCAGCCCTACGAAGAGCAGCGCATCAGCCTGCTGATCGAGGCCATGCAGGCGCAAAGACACTGGCTGAGTGTGGATGAGTGTCTATACGAGATATTCCAGCGCGGCATTGCAACAACTGAACGGTTAAACACAGGAGAAGAAGATCATGCCTATTGACCAAGTCATCCCCCTAGGCATCGAAACCCGCCCGGAAATCGCGGCCCGCATGGCGCAGGCGCGCGGACTCATGCTGCTGGTAAAGCAAGCCAGCGGCCAGATGATCCTGTGCAGCCGCAAACTGCCCGGCTGGCAGCGCTGGATCGTCGCCATTCCAACCTACTCACCGGAGGCTGCATGAGAATCACCGACTGGATCGTCGGCATCTTCGCCGTCACTACCCTGCTGACCCTCTACGACTGGACCAGCGCGCGAGACAGCTACCAGCTCCACAACGACGGCGTCACCGCCTGCAAGCCACCTCGCGACCAGGGCGAGAAACTGGTGGCCACGCTCTACAAGAGCGCCGACGGAGGGCCGCTGACGATGCACTGCACTTACCACTCTACCCTGAACTTCGCGCCATGATCTCAAGCCGATTACAGATGCTGTTACAGGCCCATCGCAACCTTGATCTGGCTTATCTCATGGTCGCCAGTGGAGACTTTTTCGGAGCAGCCAATAACATGGCCGTCGCCAGAACCCTGATTTTTACCGAGAGCACGACCCAACCGCCCAGCCGGAGCGTGGCGGACCATAGACAAAACACCGGCAGTTGCAGCGCTTGCTCCGAAGCCTCCTTAGCGTGATGCAATCCGTCCGCCGGGAGCGGGAATCCCGGTACTCATTTAACTACCAAGGAACCACCATGCAATCTTCCGTTAAAGAAATCCCCACCATTCTCGGCACCGCCATGGGCGACGGCTTCTACGCCGGCCGCATCATGATCGGCGAGCAAACCTATGCCCTGATCGTCGCACCCAAGGCCGAAGGCGAGCACGACGATGCTATCTGGATCGACAAATACAAGGACGTACCCGGCGCCAAGTCCTACAACGATGGTCTGTCCAACACCTACGCCATGGCCGAGGCCGGTAGCGAACTGGCAAAGTGGGCACAGGATCTGCGCATCGGCGGCCATGCTGACTGGTATCTGCCCAGCCAGGACGAGATGGAAATCATCTACCGTAACCTCAAGCCCACTACCGAAACGAATAGCTGCTACGCACGTTCCGGCATCAACCTGAGCGCAATCGAGCCAACCCGTCCCTACACGCCAGAGTTTCCTGTGCAGACGCAAGCAGAGGTATTTAAGGGAGGTGGAGGGCAGGCTTTTTACACAACCTGGTACTGGAGCTCAACGCAGCACGCTTCGGGCTCTCACCATGCCTGGCTTCAGCACTTCGGCATTGGCTACCAGGACAGCTTCAGCAAGGATAACGATTGCCGAGCCCGTGCCGTCCGCAGATTACCCATTTAGTCATTTATCAATTTAAGGAGTACCCATGATCACCCTTGAATCCATCAAGAACGAGCAAAGCAAGCTGGCAAAGATGATCGACAAGATCGAA